GACAACTGGTGGAGCTATTAATACTGCAAGATTTGCTATTGGAGGATTTGGAATACAAACAGCAGGTTTAGCTTTTGGTGGAGAAACACCAGGAGGTGTAAAAGGTGAAACAGAATATTATAATGGTACTAGTTGGACAGAATTAAATGATTTAAATTTAGTAAGAAGTAATATAGGAGGAGCAGGAACTTATACTGCTGGATTAGCTTTTGCTGGAGAAATAGGTCCAGGACCTTCAACAACAGATACAGAATCTTGGAACGGTTCTAGTTGGACAGAAGTTGCAGATATGAACACTGCAAGATATGCAGTGAGCGGAACAGGAGTACAAACATCAGCATTAACTTTTGGTGGTTATAATCCTCCAACAACTTATGACAATACAGAATCATGGAACGGTTCTGCATGGACAGAGGTAGCAGATTTAAATACTGCTAGATATAGAGCTGGTGGAGCAGGAGTAAGTAATACATCAGCTTTAGCTTTTGGAGGAAGAAATGGGCCTGGAACAAGATATGACAATACAGAAACTTGGAATGGCTCTGCTTGGACAGAGGTCAATGATTTAAATAACAGTAGAGATGAGGGTGGTAGTAATGGAACTCAAACATCTGCCATATTTTATGGAGGAACAGATCCCACACGAACAGCAGATACAGAAACTTGGAATGGAGTTAGTTGGCAAGAAACATCTAATTTATCAACAGCAGTTCAAGCTAACGGTGGAGTGGGAGCAGACAATACATCAGCTTTAAGTTTTGCTGGTTTAAGTCCAAGTTTAACCACACAAACAGAAGAATGGACTGGAAGTTCAAATACTGATAAAACAATAAGTACAGATTAATTATGACAACATATAAAGATATACGCGGAACACACATAACAACAGTGACAACAGATCCACCTGCACCTGTCAATGGACAGATGTGGTATAACTCAACTGATCAAGTCATGAAAGGATTTACATCAAGCCCTGCAGGATCCTGGTCAACTGGTGGTGCTTTAAATACTGGTGGGATAATACCTAATGATGGAGCTGGAACTAAAACAGCAGGATTAATAGGTGGTAGACTTCAAGAAGCAGGCCCTTCACCTGGAAACAAAGCAAACACAGAACAATATAATGGAACCTCATTTAGTGAAGTTAATGATATGAACACTGCAAGAAGTGCAGGAGCAATGGGTGGAACTTCTTACACTTCTGCTTTGTGGGTTGGAGGTCAAACACCTCCTCTTACAGGCAAAACTGAATCTTGGAATGGATCAAGTTGGACTGAGGTAAATGATTTAAATCTAGATAGACGTTATTTTGCAGGATCTATAGAATCTAATTCTGGAGGAATAGTATACGGGGGAATAACACCATCAGGTTCAAGTGGAACTGGACAAACAGAACAATGGAATGGATCAAGTTGGACAGAGGTTAACGATTTAAATAATGCAAGAAGATCTAATGCGGGTGTTGGAACTAGTTCAAATGGTTTTTGTATGGGTGGTTATGACGGGACAAGTGTTTCTTTTTGTGAAAATTGGAATGGGTCAACTTGGACTGAAACTGCAGACCAGAGCGACTCTGGAGGTGGAAGTGCTTTTGGAGTTTATAATGATGCGTTAAAATCTGCAGGTCAAACAACAGAATTATGGAATGGAACAGCGTGGAGTTCTGGGACAAATTCATCTAGTCCTACTAGTAATAGATCTGGAGTTGGAGTAAATACAAATGCCGGTTTTAAATCAGGTGGAGAACCACCAAATACAGGTGTTACTATTACAGAAGAATGGGTGGCTCCTACAACGACTACGGTAACATTTACAGCCTCTTAATACTTGTAATAATTTTAGAACAAGTATATAAGAAAGTATAGAAGGATATAAAGATATGAAAAAAGATGTAAGAGAAGTAATACAAGGTGAGGAACCTCATCTAAATAATCTGTTATCACAGGAAGATTTATCATCGTTTAAAGGTATGGTGGATGAGCTTCGTGACACATGGACCAAGAAACAGATGTTTCGAACAGAGACAGAAGCAAGATTCTCTGTGTTGCAAGATAATAGATACCCAACCAAAGCCTCAAAGTATTGGCAGTGTGTTAGAGAACAATCTAGTTATCTAGATAATCTCATGACATTATCATTTGATTACAGAAGAAACGAGGCAAAGATCACATGGTTAGAAAAAAAGATAGATAAAGAAGAAGACGAATATAAAAGAACCAAATATCAGATAGATCTGGATGAGGCTAGATTTGGTAAAGCATCTATGGAGAAAGTCGCAAGACATAGAATGCGTGAGATCAAGATGTG